CAATCACACTCAGCGACGCAGAAGATAAAGCGCTCCACGCAGTAGCTCTCTCCGCCCAGGACTGGAGCGACAACGCCGTACATGAGCGTTGCCGCATCGCGATTGATGAGACGCGTATTTCTAATGAAGTCGCTCGCCTTCAAGCCGAGTACGACGCAAAAGAATACCAGCGCAAACGCGCCGCCGAGTACCCATCATTCGCAGAACAATTCGATACGCTTTATCACGGCGGCTATGACGCCTGGAAGGCGCAGATCGATGCAATCAAATTGAAGTATCCTAAGGTTTAATGATGAATGAAACAGAAGCACGTTTAAATAGTCACGAGGCGGTTTGTGAGCTGCGCTATGATAGCATTTGTGCAAGGTTAAAGCGCCTTGAACAGATCCTATTAGCTACTACTGCATTTATTATTGCCACGCTAATTGCGATTGTACTGAAGTTAAATTGATGTGGCGGACGAACTTGGACTATTAGCCGGGGCTAAAGGACTTAGCGAAGGGATTGCCACTGGTAGAAAAGCCGGTCAAGAGATTGCAAAGAATATTGAAGATGCCCAAAAAGAAGGCATTGAGTTAGCAAGAAAAAAGACGTTAGATCATATCCGTGAACGTAAGGAAGCGGAGTTTAAAAAGCAACGGGCCATCTTTAAAGCCCTTGACGAGTATCGACAACGAAAGGTAATTAGTGATGAAGAACATCGTCTTAAAATTGATTTCATTAAAAAGTATGGCACAAAAGAGTGGGAGCAAGTTCTCAGAATTAAAACAGACATTGAAAAACTGGAAAGAGAAGATCAGCAGTTTTTTAACACGGAACTAAAAAAGGTACGGTTAGTCCAATGGTACTGTTTCCTTGCAGCCTTGATCGTAACCTTGTGGCTAAAATTTATTCTAGGCGTAATATGAAGGACGATGACGACTTTAATATGTTTATGTGGGCTTGGGTTGTTGGAACTTGTTGGATAATCTTTGGTTTTTATTTAGCTTGGGGATCTTAAATGGATGCATTATTAGGAATACTTAAGGGCGTTGCCCCTGTATTAGCAACCGCAGTTGCAGGACCTGCCGGTGGAGCTGCCGTAGGTTGGATCGCGTCTAAGTTAGGTATTCCAGACGATACAATCGAAGGGGTTACTCAAGCCCTGACCGGGAACCCTGAGATGGCCATGAAGCTTAAAGAACTAGATCTTGAGTATGCCAAGTTAGATGCCCAAGACCGTGATTCAGCTCGTAAAGCTTATGCTGCCGTAGCTACCAGTGAATACGCTACTAAGCTAGAAAAGTCCGTTGTTCCTGTTCTAGCCTTAGGCGTGGTTGGTATTGCGTTCTTGTTGATCGGTGTCTTAATGTTTGTCGATACTCCGAACGACCAACAGCAACTAGTTATCTTTGCATTAGGCTTTATCACAAGTGCTGCGGGCCAGGTACTTTCTTTCTATTTTGGATCTAGTCAAGGCTCCAAGGACAAGACCGAAGAGATCAAAGGAATGATTAAAAAATGACGAAAATAACAGAACACTTTACGCTTGAAGAGCTTACTCATACTGACCATCGGCAATTTGATAACACGCCAAACGAATCAGAGTCCAAGAACCTTGAACGTTTAGCCCTGTTGCTTGAGCAAGTTAAGGAGATCCTTGGTGGCAAACCCATCATGATCAACTCAGCTTTTCGCTGCAAGCAAGTCAATGATGCAGTAGGATCAAAGGACACTAGTCAGCACCGCATTGGTTGTGCTGCCGATATCCGTGTACCAGGGATGACTCCTGACGAGGTAGTAAAAGCAGTCATTGCTTCTGGTATTGGATATGATCAGATCATTCGCGAGTTTGACCGCTGGACACATATCAGTGTTCCAAACACCGTGGATACCGCGCCTCGTCGTCAGGCATTAATCATTGATAAAGCAGGAACCCGTGCATTTTCATAACCAAGGAGTTAATCATGCCAGCTAAACAAGGACTATACGCAAACATTCACGCTAAACGTGAACGGATTAAAGAAGGTTCAGGCGAAAAGATGCGTAAACCAGGAACCAAAGGCGCACCTACCGCTAAGGATTTTAAAGACTCGGCTAAGACTGCAAAAAAATAAGGACAACTATGGCAACTAAAGGCGAAAAGAAAGTAGCAAAGGTTATGCGTGAATTTAAAGGTGGTACACTTCATTCTGGCAAAGGTGGTCCTGTAGTTAAGAATCAAAAACAGGCCGTAGCAATCGCCTTATCAGAAGCTAGGAAAGCCAAGCGCTAATATCCTCGCCAAGGACTTGGGCAGCAATGTTTTTCTTTGCTCTCAAGGCCTTGATGATCTTCTCATCAATCGTACCAGCTACGGTAAGGTCAACATAGTTCACTGACTTGGTTTGACCGATCCGGTGGGCACGGTCCTCTGATTGTAGTCGATGCTCAAGGTTATAGCTATTTGAATAGTAGACCACGGTCGTTGCTGCGGTCAAGGTAATACCATAGCCTCCCGTCGACGGGTTACCTATAAAGTATCTTACACTGGGATCCTCTTGGAAACGCTTAACTGCGTCAGACCTATCATCTGTACTAGTGTCGCCAAAGTAACTAACCACGGACTGCGGACCATAGATCTCCTTTAACTTAGCTTGAATGGTCTTGATGTCTTCTACATACGTAGCCCAAATGATTACCTTGTCATCAGCTTCCTCTAGTACATCAACTAGTTCTGTTAACCGATTGTTAGGTACCTTAATGATCTCGCCATCGTCACTCTTAAAATGTCCGCAGGTAATCTGATGCAGCCGAAGGATCTGGGTTAATACATTGTCAATGGTTAAGACCTTACCTTTAAGCACGGCAACGGCAATGTCAGCTACTTGTTTATATAGTTGTTTCTGTTCCTTGGTTAGTTCAACATATCTATATTGATAGATTTTTGCTGGCAAGTCTAGACAATCTACCTTCTTAACCCGGTAACTAAAACTCTGTAACGACTTAGTCAACTCATCTAGCTTTCTAAACCCAGTGATCTTCTTAAAGCTGCGGTTGCCGGCCTTGATATCAACCATGATAGCATAGCGGTTTCTAAAGGTGTAGTAACTGCTAAAGCCTAACAGATGCGGGTTCAAGAACTGGGCTTGACTGTAGATGTCTAATGGACTACGGGTCACTGGTTCACCAGTAAGGATACGCCGATACTTGGCATGCATACCGGTCTTGATTACATTCTTTGTGCGCTGTGCTCCTGGGTTCTTAATCGTAGTTGATTCGTCAACTACCATGATTGTACGTCCGCCAACGTCCATAAATAGCCTGGCAAACTTTGTACCCTTGTCCGTGCTAAAGGCTTCAACGTTCATGACTAAGATTCTTAGATCATCTGATTGCTTTAGGATCTGGTCTAATGCCTCTTGTTCTGCCTTTCTAGGTGCTGCATGCCAAGATGCGACCTGATACCTAACATGGTCAGGCAAGTGCGTTGGTATCTCCTTGGTAATCCAGTTCATATAGACACCCTTGGGCGCGACAATAAGAGCTGACTGAATCCGACCTGAATCATAAAGATACGAAATTGAATCAATTGCTACCTTTGTCTTGCCTGTTCCCATCTCCATAAACAAAGCAAACTCATCTTTATCCTTCGACATGTCCCAGGCTTTGGCTTGATGTGCGTATGGCTTTGTCTTAAAAGGATAAGCGTTACTATTCTCCATAATTAATCCCGTTCTCTCGGTTAATCCTAGTTATCCGATTTCGTAAAAAAGGTTGGTTTGAGGTTGGATTAGGTGCAAATTCTGTTTTGCCCTAGTCATTCCCACGTAAAATACCCGAGCTTCATCGTCTGGGTACTGTTGCATATATTTGTATGACCTTGCAGCCATGTCAGTTAGAATTAAAACATTGTCTGCCTCACCACCTTTGACAGCGTGGATCGTATTGATCTTGATCCGTGGATCAGCGGTTAAGCTTTCACCTTGCCTGCGTGCAGCAATGTAATACTCGCGTTCGGCGGCGGAGATGTAAGTCAAACGCTCGTGCCAGATTCCAGGTTCTAATTTAATGTCAGTTAAAGAATAGGTACGTTCCTTATCAGTTCGTTTTCTAAGACCCATGAACCGGTAAACTAGCTTTAATGCTTCACCATTAATACGTTCACCTTTACATAACCTAGTCCAGTTAACAATGGCCTTTAATGAATCATTCTGTAAAGGAGACTTCTTCATACTCTCAAACGGATAACCAGACTTCAAACAGGTTTCTTCAAGTTGTCTTGTGAGATAGGCGTTACGTGCGAGTAAGAGCCATTGTCCTTTGCTGAAGTCGACGGCATCTGGTGTAAAGTGCCAGTTAACGTTACCTTGTATCTCTGCTGGTTTGAATCGTTTGGGGACTCGGTTCTGGATACATGAGAGGAGATTAGTTGCCACCGCATGCACTGCCCTGGGCACCCGATAAGACTGATCGAGGATAACACGGCGTCCGGGTAGATGTATAAGTCTTTCAACATCGGCTCCGGCCCATCGATAGATAGCTTGATCGTCGTCACCTGCGACATATTTATCCTCCACGTTAGTTGTTAATTTTTCAACGAAGTCCCACTGTAAGGCAGATAGATCTTGGGCTTCATCGACAAATACAGAATCTAGTTTAGGACTATGACCATGTTCTAACCACTGTTCTAACAGATCTGTAAAGTCGTGCAGCTTGTGGATCTTCTTGTATTGCTTCAAGGTCCGTGAAACCCGGTCTAGTTCGTTCCAATCGATCTCATCGTCGCCAGATTCCTCATAGATCTTTCGTAAAGGTTTACGCGTAATCCTAGCTAGATTGTCTAAGAAGAAATACCGGTCGCCAAGCGGCATCCCCTGTAATAGACCATCTTCATTGTTAAACGAACCACTGACCTCGATCCCTAGCTTTTCACCTAGTTCGGTATAGTTAGTACGTTGCAGCATGCCAGAGGGTTTCATCCCTAGTTGCATAAAGGCAAGACTATGAATGGTTCTGAAGTACGGCATATCATCAGCGGTAAAGCCAAACCGTTCGGCTGCCCTAGTCCTAGCTTCATTTGCTGCCTTACGCGTAAAGGCGATATACCCAATTCGATTAGGTGAGATACCGCGCTCTAAACGTTCTTCAATAAACCGCATACCAGTCGTGGTCTTGCCTGTGCCTGGTGGTCCGAAGACAATGGTCCACGTCAAAATACTTCCTCGTTCCCTTGAATCTCAGGCGTATCAAAGTTGCCATCGTGCTTCTCAAACTCACTGATTGCCCAGATGTTAATACCCTTTCCTTTGATATTAAAGAAGTGGTGCTCAGCTCCGTTCTCTCGTAAGATTGAAGTAACCTGGTGGACCTTGTAATCCCTGAAATGATGACGATCTAAGAACGCCATTAAGTCTGCCATCCTAAAGAAGTGCTTGCCTTCATCAGTCCATGGTTTACCAAGAAGGATCTCTTCTTTAACCTTGGCTTGTACCCTGCCAGTACAGAATCGTTCGATGTATTCAAACAGTTGTCCGACAGGCGAAGCATCTGGTGGTGCTTCAATGATGGTTAAGTTTTCTAATAGATGATTGACTAACTTAGTCCATGCAATGTCGTTCATCTTGGCTGGCAAGACGTTTAGACGTTCCATGCACTTGCGCTGGAACCTACGCTGATTATGTAAGTCGTCTGTTTCTAATTCTAAACGACCGCCGCCATCAACGTCGAGGAACCAGATGGGAGGAAGAGTGTTAAACTTAGTAAGACTATGTACAGCAGGCATATCAGTAGAAGTCCCGACACCAAACTTACGAAGCTTGCAAACAGCAGCATTGCAATAGGGTGCGACAGGAGGCTTGCTGCACGTGTACTGGTACTCTTTTCGTTTGGCTGACTTGATGACACCTTGCACCTCACTACTAGATAGGGGAGGATCCATCAAATCGATATTAAAACCTTCGAGCTGAGACTCCCAGTTGTCCGGACTTTTCTTCCTACAGTATACAGCAATATTGAATAGTCCGTTGTTTCTTGTCCCTTGTGGAAAACCTTTAGTAGATAGATGCTGCAAGCACGGTGGTCCATCTTCAAACCCGGCCTTTACATTGATTACTAAATCATCTAGCTGTTTAGCGGTAAAGCGATTGGCCATTACCTTTTCAATAAAAGCTTCTGGCTTCATACCCTGGCACCATCTGGTTTCGCCAAAGTAAGGCATATTGATCCATTGACCGATATCCCCACGATCCGCGAGGATTTTGGTTTGCTTCGGAAAAATTTCGCAGCCACCAAAGCCCATGTAAGCTGCTAAGTCCTTTAATCGTTGCTGCATGATGCCAGCATCAACCCATTCAGAAGTAAATAGATACAAGTGGATTCCACCAGACTTACTAGCACAGGGGAATAACGGAACCTTTAGTTCTTGAATGGCAGCATTAATTTTAGGTAGGTCAATACTGCCGTCGTATGTGTCAATATCGATAGCACCAAACTTACACATTGACTGGTCGTTAATTGGAATAACGCCAAGTCCTTGTTTACCTTCAAGGTGTTGTAACCACAGATCTTTAGTGACTGGTTCACGAATTGTAGTAGCTTTGCCAGTTAACTTATTGTCCTGACGACTGCCCTTAATTACGTATGTCCCATGAGCCCGTGGTAACCCCTCGAAAATTTCCATGAAATTTTCTACAAGCATAAATAAACCAGGGATTGTGAGTCCCTGGCCCTCTGTTAAAAGTGTTGCACGGTTTCGGCTTGATCTTGCTCAGGGGCTGCGGTCTTCACAGTACCTGACGAGACTTGTTGGGCAAAGTCACGAGCAGCTTGATAAATATTAGCGTCGCTAACTGGACCGATTGTATCGATGGTCCAACCAAACCACGCACCTTTATCATTCTGTTCTTGGATGGTGCCTAACTTATACATATGACTAAACCTTGCAGGAGTAACCATGCCATTAGGACCTTGGACTTTTAAGTTGTTCATCAAGCTGTTCCATCGGCGATTCTTCTTCAGTTGCGTGCTTGACATCACAATCAAGCCTGGCTCAATTGAACCTGAATCAGATACCGATAGTACAAAATGATACGCTGTTTCAACTAACACGTTGCCAGTTGCTGTAGTCAATTTGCCATCAATATTTTTGGCAGTAGAAACTACGTCGCTGGTGATGGTGTGTTGGCCTACTAATCCGCCGCCACTTGCACGTGGGCGCCATTCAACAAACTCACGCTTGTATGCGCAAGGGATTACCTTAATCTCTTTATAAGATTGCTCGGTAACAGTATTAAAGATCATGCCAGCCTTGGCACCTTCAATTGTGTCACACTGAGGCGATAGTTTTTGTAGCACATTAAAGAATGGAATAGCCATATCTTGACTAGTCATATTCTCTAGACCCATACCAGCGTCTGCTGCAAAGTCAATCACCATCAAGGCACCACCTTGATCTTTAGGTTTGATATCATTTTTAGCCATCTGAGTTATCCTTTCTTGATGGAAGTTTTTTGCCCAATGTAAATACCTAACAGATCAAAGGGCAGATTTTGACCTGTCTCTACCTGTTCACGCACAAACGCTTTAAACGTCATTGGATGAACGCCGGTCTTGTCAGTAAAGGAAGTACCTGCTTCGACTAAGTGAGCCTTAAATTCAGCTGCACTGCTGTCTTCACCTTTACCAAAGCTAACGGTCACGTCATTCTTAATCAGGTCTCCATGACCATGATCGCGAAGCCATGACATTGCTTCTTCATACTTTTCTTTTGGCGGGTTTGCCTGGTAATATGGCTTGACAGTAACCTTGCTACCGTCTAGCAACTTAACCTCGGACAATCCACATTCAGCCAAAGCTTCGGGTAGATCCTTCTCAGAGACCTGAGTTAGTTCTTCTTTCTTAGCCTTAAGCTGATCTTCAAGATCAGTAAGTTCTTGCTCTAATTTAACTTGACGAGCTGCTAATTCGCCAACAATCTTTAGACTTTCGTCTGATGCAAAGTGTTCTTCAGAAGTCATCTTCTCTCCTCATTAAATCATATTCAACTACGTAATACCGCATCTCTTGCCGATCCCACTTTAATAGTTTCATACGACCGTTGTTTAACATACACGCCACCGCTCCGGCAGCTGCTATGGCGGCAGGATCGCCAACCATTAACAAGTAATCATTGTCAGAAAACCTTGCAAGGCCACGTTTTAGGCGGCTGATGGTAGGTCCTGCTGAAAATGCTACGTTGCCCGGGGGTAACAAGATGCGTAAATCGCCATACTGCTCGGCTGGCAGCAGATTGATTCCACGTGCTTCTTGCACCACATATACTGTCATCATTTCTCCTTTCTGAATATTAGTATATCACATTATTGCCAATAACTTACAAAGTAAATATTAAATCTGCAATTGATTTCCATGCATACGGTTTTGTAAACACAAACGACTCCTCAAGATGGCTGAGATGCAGCTTACAGGACTTGCTTGTTACTCCTTCAATCTTATCCATATGGTTCAACAATTCTTCTCCAGTGAAAATTAGAATCTCGTCGCCGTAGCGGGTGACGAAAAAGATTCGGCCTTTTTCCGCAACGCGTCGTACACAGAATGCCACTTGTGAGGTTCTAAGAAAGATGTAATGTCCCTTAGCAACCTTAAGTTCAAGCCAAACTTCAACGCCCTTGTGACAGATGTTAACATCAGGTGTTCCTATGCCAGCTGTGTTTTCAATACGTGTAACGTGGCCAGGAAGATTCGTCTTCATCAGGGCCCAAAAGGTAGACTCTTTCATTTACTTTCTCCAAGGCAAGTCCATCAGCCCACACATTACTGTAAACGCTTTTTAGTGCGGGGTTTGCTGCGTCTTTAAAATTGTCATAGTCAATATTAGCAATCATCTGGATAATGACCGCTTGCACCTGACCACGAGGTAAACTAACACGCCAATGGTAATCAGCATTTGGTGTATACTTAGGCAGCGAATGTGGAAATACCTTAGTGATATGCTCTGACTTACGAGCGCGCACTAATAAGAAACTCTTATCGTTTCGGTTTTCAACAATGCTTAACAAGCCTTCGGTGTGGAAGATCCACATATCAATTCTCCTTTATTTAATCTCACCCCAATTAGGTCCTATTTCTAAATCGACCTTTAATGGAACATTTATTTTAACACAGTTTTCCATAATCTCTTGAATCTTTTTGCCTTCATTACTGTCAGTGATACTGAAGTCTAGTTCATCATGGACTTGCAAGTGAGCAACATAACCTTCTTTATATAAGTCAACCATTGCCTTCTTAGTCATATCAGCAGCCCCGCCTTGAATAAGCGCATTTAATGACTTATGGACCATGGACCGTCTCAAGGGTCTACCAGCCCATACGCGTTCAGCATCTTCCCTAGTCAATGGCTGTTCACGGTTTGGCCAAGTGTTTTGTGCATCAGCCGGTTCCCAAAGATTAAAGTGACGCTTACGACCTAGCAATGTCTTAATAAATCCCTTGTCAGCTACTGATTGGCTGCACTTGTGAGCAAGTTGCCTTACAAACGGAACACGTTGATGATACTGTTCAAACAAAGGTCTTGCCTCTTCATTACTTAAACCTAGTTGGGTAGCAAGCTTATACACACCCATGCCATAAAACATGCCTAAGTTAATCACCTTGGCTTGCTTACGTTTAATGCCTGCCATATCCGCAACCATTTGATGGAAGTCGGTGTCGCCAGTGTATTGCTGCACAGCTTCATCAGCACCACGTAAACCTAACAAGTCCGCGTAATGCACAAGGACCCGGGGCTCTTGTTGGCTGTAGTCACAGACTGCCCATTGTTTGCCTTCATCTGGCAAGAATAAACCGCGGATCAATGGACCCCAATGTTCGTCGCGTGCAGGTACTTGCTGCAAGTTAGGTGTGCTGCTGCTAAACCTACCAGACCTTGTACCGTCAGCGTCCTTACGAAGGGCGTGGAATTGACAATGGATTCTGCCTGATACATTCATCTTCAGTACCATGCCTTCAATAAAGTCACGACGCATCTTATTGATCTTGCGGTACTCAGCTACCTTCCTAGCGATGTCATGGTCTTGACTGAGTAACCAGTCGCCAGTAAAGCTAGGTGCACCCTTAGGTGTTCTTGGATACCAGATGTTTAGCTTATCAAAGGCCTTGCCAAGGTCATCGGCTGACCAAGGTTCTAACATAAACCCAGCGGTGTCTCGTAATTCGCCAAGCATCCTTGCTTCGTCTTTTAGATACTGATCATTGAGTTGTTCAGCACGGTCAACGTCGACACGGACCCCCTTAAACCGCATGTCAAGCATGATTGGCACTAGGTCTGATTCAAGGGTAAAGATATCCCATAGGTCTTCTTGCTTCAAGATCTTTTCTTGGATAGCCCAAATCTTAAGTGGTAAGGCAGCATCAGCCTCGGCGTATGGACCTACAAATCTTGCAGGTAATTTCCATAGACCACTCTTAGGATCAACACCAAAAGCGCTTGCAGCTTGACGCAGCAAGGTCTCATCTTTATCGATGCCAAGATACTTCTTAGCTAACGCAGACAGGGAATAACTTACTTGGTTCTCATCAATCAATGGCTCAGCAATTTGAATATCCCAAATCGGACCGTTAACTTGAATGCCTTCAGCGCGTAACCATTCTAAATCATAGATTAGATTAGCCCCAACTTTCGGAGTTTCTGTCTTAAGGACATCCTCCAAGAATCGAAGTACACTAGCTTTAGGCAGATTATCGCCACCTTCATGCGCAATCGGAAAGTAGCCACAGTAATCCTCAGTCGCGATAGAGACGCCCACAACGTAGCCATCATATCTCACCCCGCCCGGACCCCGTTCCATCAGGAATGGATCTTTTGTCTCGCAGTCGAATGATATGATTTTTGCTGCCGCCAGATTGGGAAATTCCTTTGGGGGAGACCAATCCGATCTCGGCATAAACATGCTCAATTGGTCCATGATATATCCACTCACCTTTCCATAAATTTTTAGCTTCTAAATTGACGTACTCCTCTAAAAAGACAATACGTTTACAGCCAGTATTCATCAACAACTTCACACAGGTTACACAGGGACTGACGGTTATATACGCCGTTTGAATCTTACTGGTATCCTTACACTGCAGCAATGCGTTTTGCTCGGCGTGTATAGCCTCACACTTGTCCAGACCAGTTCCTGGTTCGTAACTCGCGCCAGCACAAGGATGATCGAGACAATGATCAGCCCCACGAGCAACGCCGTTATAACCAGTAGCAAGTACGTGCCGATTATCGTCCACGAGAATACAGCCAACGCGACGCCTTCTACACGTCGCACGCAGCGAGACGAGCGCAGCCATCGCCAAAAAGTACTCATCACGCTTAGGTCTCCAGTATTCCAGTTCCATCAGCTTTCTCCCATAGCCATTCAATTAAGTCATCACCATGTTGAAACCATGGGATCGTTGGTATCTCAAGAATCTCGCATTGACCGCGGACAATTAACTCAGCTAGTGTCCACTGTTCCTCATACAAGTGCATGCTGCCTGCTTGTAAGATTAACGAACCAAGTTCTGGTTTATGCTTAAGATGACAGATCACGTACCTTGCTAGCATGCTAAAGTTAAAGACATCGTATGGCCAACCGAGCCACAGGTCTGAACTGCGCATGGTATCAACCACATGCAATAGACCGTCACGGATTAAAAATTGCACACTAACCGTACATGGAATGTCCTTGCTTTTAGCCGGATTAGGGCGCCAAATCGTAAGGACTGCTTGCCTTGTATCTGGATCATCATTCAAAGCAGCAATGACTGAGTGCATTTGATCGCGGATCATGGGCCCATACGCACCATTGAAAAAGTAACCATCATCACTAAAATTACTGATGGCTTTACTATAAGGTGCAATCGAGTTAACGCGATTATCGCCACTGAGAATCCATGCAGCTTCGGCTGCCATAAACTTATAACCTAGCTTACGTTCTTTAACGGTTAATACTGGCCATTCCATTGGGATCGAAGTCTGATAACCAATTAGCTCTTTAATACGTTTACCTCGTGGCGAGGCGATTGTGCCTTGTGTTAAACAAGTTTCAATCGTCTGTAGCCATTGACTGTTAGTGGATAGCATGACGTAATACCTCTCTCATCTTATCAACGTGCCCTTCAAACCGACGCATGTATGATGGGTGTTTGATGTGTTCAAAAATAGTCCAGCCCTGGCTCACTACGTGATCTAGTGATTTTTTACCTGCGCAAATAACCTTTAAATGATTGTGCTGCCACAAAAGACTATTGACAAGCTCATTCGGTGAGCCATCGGCATGGTAAGCATTGGCCCACATAAACAGCTCTTCGCTGGCAGGAACCCGATGTAAAGCTTCGGACAGGTACAAGCTTGAATGTCCGTAGTCATAGAATGGCCAAGCCATGTTCCTAAACTTAGGGTTGACTTGATCACCAATGAATAGATACTTTGCCGTGGCTAAATGACCAAGCATGTTTGGATTATTAGGATCAAGTGCTGGTTGGAACTGAGCAGCACGCCAGCTTTTAGCTCGCTCAACTGCCCATTCTGTAAACATGCCAAGACGATCACCCCAGGTTTCAATGGTATAGGGTAGATGATCTTGCCGATGGTACAAACCACCGCTGCGAGTCAGATAGTCAGTGTAATTCTCGTCATCTTTGTGGTCTTTGTTGCCAAAGAATAGATCGCGATAACGCTTAGCAACGCCAGTTGTGTCATCGTACATCTCATCACGAAGTTCTTTTAACTCACTAAACTTCTTGCTGTAGTCGACAAGATCAGCTGGCAAACAATAGATGTACATGGCAGCGTGTTTACGCGCAATGCGATCCATCATGCGTCCCATCATGGGCCATTGACTACCACCACGATATTCAGCGGCATACAAAGCTTCAGAAGGCCACCATCTGTCGATGATCACATCTTTCTTTTGCCTGATTGCCCACCGTATGGCTGCCGTATGATACAAGAACATCTGGTCTGGCCAGCGATAACTAAGGTGCAGGTACTTAGCATCTAACGTCTTGGCCATAAATTGACCTAACGTTGTCTTGCCTACCCCATCAGGACCTTCAAGAATAAAGATCATTGAGCTTCTCCGACGAGGTCACCATGGTAGGGAGGTTCCCAGCCTTCTGGCTTGATGACGTCGTATTCACCACTACGTTGAGAAGGACCACGCACCTTGGCCATGTTTGCAGCATGGACACGGCGCCAAGCTTCGTCAAAATCAAAGCCGTGCAAATAAGCAGTGCCCATGGCTACATAGACCAGATCAACAAGTGCATCTAGTTCATCAGCTCGTTTACTGGCTAAGATGTATTCGTCAGTCTCTTCAATCAGAAAGTTAGTTCTAAAGCTCGCCAGGTCTTGTGGTAACGACCTTGGCGGGCCGTCATAGACAAGACCAAACTTCTCGTGAAAGTCCTTTATGTCTTGCCATTGACTCATACCATTAACTCCTTCCATTGCTCGCTGCTACCCCAACGACCTTCAACGTCGCGAAGATCAGCAAACTTACGATTGCCACCTGGATTCCACTTTAGTTGCCATAAGCAATTGCGTGAATATTGTGGATACAAGGGCGCGAAGATGGTAGCAAGGTAGTTGCTATCGTAGTAGTCGCGCATCGCATCAAAGACCTCCTTGTGTGCAGCTGGTAACTCGTCTTTGTAATCACGCATCGAGGCAAACGTGCCCCAGTGACCTTCAACACGCCAACCAATATCCTCAAGAAGGGCACCAAATGCAGCATAGGTCATCTCATTGACGTGGTTTGCAGCAGCACCTACATCAGGATCCCAACATGGGGTTGATAAGAACAACGTGCCTTCTGGTTCTAACAGTGTGCCAAAGTTAGCCAATAGACGACGACAATGTTCAGGTTCGATGTGCTCGGCAACCTCAAAACAGACGATCGTATTTGGTTGCTCTTGAAGTTCTTCAACTTTAAGAATTGCAGCATCACATTCAGATAACAATTGACTAGGTTTCCATGTGCTCTTTGCAAACTGGGCTGGCATCTCTAACTTAGAGATATCAGCTGCAGCATAGAAAGCAGGTCCTAACCTAGATGAATGCATCAACTTAGCCAACGGCATTTCCTTACCGCAGCCAACGTCTAGGATTCTAGCAGTCTTGTAACGACCACCTTGATGTAACCACTTGACGACGTGTGTCCATCTGAGACAATGGGCAATATAATCGCGGTGTAAAAACCCACGATCCTCAGCATTGTCAATGCTTAAAAAGGTCTTATCGACCGCCTTACCTCGTTCATTTGCCATACAATTTCCTTTCTAGGTTGGTCGGGTTCTTTATAGTCGACCCCGTAACGACCCGGTAGAGATTACCTAAGCATCGATTTTATAGCCTCGATGCCACTACTTTTAATTAAACTGCCCTGATAATAGCTCAACAAGCGTTGTGGCTTCTGACGACTCTTGAGGCGAGCTCCAATCAGCGTCAGCAGTTCTGTCTTGCTAATCTCGCCAGCTTCCTCAATGATCGCCAGAATAGCCCTTGCTTGCTTTGCCAGTTGTACATCAGGTGTCTGAATAAAGCGGTAAGTAACCATTCTGGTGCTCCTTTAGTTAAGCTGCCTGCGCGTATTCGACAGCAAGATCTAAGGCCTTCCGCTTGAGAGCGGCACGCGGGCCAAACCACGCGGACTGCAAGGAAGCATCGCGGTCACGACCTGCCTTGTGGTCTACGTAATACGTTACAGCATTTAATGCGGACCACCAAGTACCTTCACTCATCTTAGCACCTGGTTGGGTATGAATGCAATTATACACTTCATCCGCAGTCTTTGCCCACAAGCTCCGATCTTCGTGCTCGGCAATTAATGCCGGCTGGAAGAGTTGAGTAATGTACTTAGAGACTTGCTTCTCGTCATACGCTACGCGTGCCAGAAGCTCGCTAGTGACCTTAAAAGCGTCGAGTTGACCAGATGCCAAGCCAAGTGCTTGCGATGCCCTCTGGGCCACATCCTGATCAAAGATCCGAACGTGAGGCATGGTAAAGCGGTTTGACCGTTGGCCAAGTGCCATGGTGAGCGTATTGTTGCAAACCACACGGATTGGCGTAAACATGATGGTCATGCTCTTGCCCCAGATGTGAGGTTGGCTAAACAGTAAATAACCGTTGACTTCGTCACCATCAGGCAAACAGAAACCCTTATTAATCGCAGCGAGACCCCATACCTGACGGCCGTCGTCTAACGAACCGGCAGTCTCCATCTTCATCGCGCCTGCCTTGACGAACTTGTCAAAGAACGAGAAAACCTCGGCGTTCTGAATGGGAACGTAGTTTTTGCCACAAGGACCTAGGATCTTGTCATCTGAATCACGGACAAGCAAGGCCCAATCGTTAGTCTTGAGACCACACTCGGTCACGATCTTACGACGACTGACCGTCCAATCAAGGTCGGCTGCAATCATCATCTGCTCAGGTGTTAATGAATCACTGACCTTGGTGCCTAGACCATGCCAGGGTACTTCGTTGGCGTATGCCATTGTTTCAACCATATGTGCCATATTTATTCTCCTTTATGAATGTGCCACAGTTAGATTATACACGGAATAACATCGATCTTACGACAAAAACAACTAACATTAATACTAGTACAACGATGGGGATGAGGATCATCAACCCCAATGCTTCGTAATCTTTAAGGTCGCGCATACTTTGGATCCTTTGCTGAATAACCGGTATGCATCTCAAAACACTCGTCGTCTAACGCACATCCGATCCACATACCAAGGTAGATGGTGATTAAGACGAGGACGGTGGCTAGAAAGCCAAGAATAAATTTGATCATTTGTTCTCCACCTTCAAAGCACCGCCGTGAATGAGACGAGACCGGTAATAACAGAAGACGCGCCACGGATCTTGGGTCGTGTACAAAACATCGTCTGGTGCTTGATAAAATAAGTTCATCAATTGTTCTTCCGTGTACCGTTGTCCGTTTGTAACTAGGGAAAGCAATTGCCTCGCCTGTGGTGGGAACTTGCACATGGACGCTTGGAAGGTATACTTCCGATTCTTGTATTGGCCAGCAGGTCTACTCATCTAATAATCCCCAAAAGTTGATTTGCGATGGTTGTGCGTTGTAATCCTCAACGAGGAAAACGGCACTATTTAACGACGGGTGGACAACACCACGAATATGCGAGACGAACGGTCTGGCAGGATTCATGGCGATCTTCACCTCGGACTGAGGATCGTGGTCCTCTAATATTTCAATTAATTCTTCGATTTTCATTCGATTCTCCTTTATAAACTGCGAATTTACATTGTACCACGGACTTCGGCATATTGGCGCATTTTGTTAATAACTTTTGCGGACGATATATATACATGGATTCAAGGACTTATTGGCATATTATATTGATTGGCAAAGGGGACATAAAATGCATTGCAA